TGATGTGGTTGTTGGCGGCCAGCATCCGAATCTTGGTCCGGTAATCGGCGATGAAGGATTTTGCCGACCGGCGAATCTCGAAGGTAGGAATCTGGTCAAGGTAATACTTAAGGTCATTTTCAAGATTGAGTCGGGTCGTATCAAGTTTGACTTTCCAGACGCCGCCAGCCAGAACAACCCAGATCGCGGATTGACAGCGATTGCATCGGTCGGCATTGGCGTCCTCGGATAGCCGATAGCGGGGAACGCTGAATAAGTCAGGAGTGGTCATTGTGCGGATATAAGGTAGTTTTCCAATAAGGTAGCTCCAACTAGCATAGTGTTCTTATTAGGCCGCTATATATAGCGGCGGCCATAATAAGGTAGAAAACCTTAATAAGGTTACCTTATGTCGTAGGTCACACTTTTGCGCCCGATATGTCCGATTTTGTAGTGATGAAATGTCGACATTTGCCCCATTATATTTGGACATTATTGACCCATTTTGTCCAGATAAATATCGTCTATTCACTATATTTGCCGCCATCATTCACCCCCACCACCGCTGACGAGGTCGTACTGCATCGGCGCCTTGCCCCACGGATACCACGTGTCGGACCGACCCAGCGTCCTAAACTCCACCCGCTTGCCCCGCACCGCCGCATCACGCGCCGCCTTGAGCGCCTTGTCGTCGTAGCGCTTGCCAAGGGCGGTGCATATCGCCGTCGTCGTAGATCCCGGGTGCTCCAACACTGCGGCCACCCATAGCTCCTCGAGGTTGGCTTTACGAGCCGAGCGAGCGTCGGACCCGCCCAGTGTCAGCGATCGGGTGGCATCGTCGTAGCGGAGCATCTGCTCCTCGAGCATGACGTCGCGACCGTCCGCGGAGAAGAATCTGCCATCGTCCGTTTTCTTGAGCAACCACCGAACGTCAGCCCAGTCGTCGATGCGGGTAGCACCACGAGCACGGTCGATGCCGAATTCTTGGGCGCGACCAGTGTGGACAGGAAGGACGAGATTGCTGACTCCCGCTCGCTCTTTGATGATGTCGAGCATATCGAGAAAGACAGAGACGTCCGAGTTCGAGTTCTCGTCTCCGCTACCGGTGAAGGCTCGGGCAAATGGGTCAACGATCCATGTGGTCGCATTCAAGGTCTGTAATAGCTCGACAACCTCTTTCTGGACGTAATCAGATTTGAGGGGAACGGCCTTGCCGCGAAGGTGAACCAGCGTGACCATTTCCGAACGCTCGATGGCGATGTCTTTCATCCATCGGCGATATTGGTTCTCGCTGACTTCGTAGTTGAAGATAACGACTCGACCCTCGTGCTCTGGGGCCTTGAAGTAGTTCAGGAATCGGGTGCCATCTGCCAAGGATTTCGCCAGATTGTTGATGAGGGTCGTTTTACCGGCCTTATATTGGGCGGTCAGGGTGACGTTAGCGCCTTTCGGGAAAATGCCCTCAATCGTCCATGGAACCTCGGTGATGGGCAGTTCTAGCTCCTCGGCCAAGGTCTCGACATAGATGAATCCGTCGTAGAGCTTCTCCGCGTCAGCCTTATCCAGCTCGGACTTCACTTGACGGCGAATCCTCGCCCGCATCAGCTCCTCATTGTAGGCGGCTTCTTCGATAGTGAGGAATTTGACTGGCTGATTCTGTATAGATTCCTGTATAGATTCATTTTCGGAATTATTCGGGCTGACCTGCGAAAATGCCGTTTCATGGCGCACATTGTTTGTCTCGGGATTGGGCGCAATCGACGGCACGCCGTAACCGTTCGCTCGAAGGTGACGCGCTGCCGCCTTGAAATCGCCCGCGTGTTGGATATGGGTGAAGGCGGCGAATTTGCTGTAGGGCTTTTCTGCCTCGAATTCGGTGGAAGTGGAGAAGACGTACAAGTTGTCACCATCGTTGCGGCCAGTAGTGGCGCTGATGCCGATGCTCTTGCCCGGTCTGCGCCAATAGGTCGTGTTCGCCACCGAGAACACTTGTGTCCAGCCACGAGGCGTCAATAGCTCTGCCCACGTTGTTCGGGCGTTGAAGTCATCGCCCGGTGTGATGCCGTTGCCTTCTGGCTTAGGTGCGATGACCTCGATGACGGCTTCTGCGGTGGGTGTTCGGTCGAGAGCTTTGAGAACGGTGTGGATTGCTTGGCGCTCATCCCATGTCAGAATCGGGATCGTCGCTGGTGATCCAGAGAGTGCGACCCAAGGCTTTCCCGACGGATGGACTGGACCGCTGGATGGGGCAGTAATGGAGAATCCACCTTCGCCTCGGGTCTCGATAAGAACGCCACCATCTTCACCGGGCATTCTGGCGATTTTGGTATTGCCCGGCACTGCGGCATCGCTGATTCGATAGTAGAAATGCAGACCGCCCGATGGCGTGAATTCTGCGTAGCCAGTGGTGATGCGCTCCCAGATTTCGCCAAGTCCTGAATTGACGGCGAGGTCGGCGGCTTCTTCCAGTAGCTTCATGGCAACCGCGCGGCCCTCAAGTTCCAGCATTTCCAGATTGCCACTAGCGGCGCCAGTAATGATGCCAAGGCCAGTCTGCTCTGGATCCTTGAACCATGCGTGAATCTGTTGAGCATTGGCGCGCTCGGTCTGATATTTCTTCCATGCACCAATCGGCGCCTTGCTACCGTCGGTCCGCGCTGGCACCACCGAGCAACCGTGCGCTGCGAACGCCAGAGCCGCCGAAAAGATAGGTAAGGAATTCTCCGAGTGTTCTGCCTCAATCATTGTCAACGATTTCCCCTTCAATAATGTCTTCGGTTGGTGCTTCGGGTGGCAGGTGCTTGGTGACGAAGTTGATGGCGATGTCCATCGCGTTGACGAAGCCGAGCTCATAGTCGGCGTTATATTCCACCGGCTTTTCTTTCCACATATTCAAGCGGTCGATGATGGGCTGGATATATTCCATCCGAATCATCTTGCTGTAATAGTTATTGCGAAATTCTGGGTCCTTCATCTGCTCATTTAGAAGATCCGCGAAGTTCATCGACAACACTGTCCAATCTCTCGAGGGCAAGAATGAAGCCGTATTCGACGCCATTGAGCCAATCTGCTTTTGCGTTTGGGTGCTTATCTTTCTTGAATTCCCATTCACGACCACCAACCAATTCGATGGCTTCGCGAAGACCTTGAAGGAATCCGATGTGTTGCGATTCTTGCTTCTCGATTTTCAGAGTCTTTTTCATCCTAGTTCCTTCTTAATGGCTTCGATGGTGGGGCAGGGATAAGACGTTATGTCGCACCAATCGCAAACCATTTCTATTCCTTGCCAATACACAGGCTTATGCAACCCCACTACTGCACGGAGGGCAGCGACTGTCACTCCTACAACGCTGCAACTTTGGTCAAGTTCATCTAAATTTGCCAGCAATTCATCGTGGGTCATGACTTACCCGCCCAACCATCACCCTTGAAGACGATGCCGGGCGTGGAAAACTTGCGGGACATTTCAGCGCCGCAACACTTAGGCGGTGTGAAAGTATCCTCGAATCGCGCAAAAACTTCTTCGGTCTTATTGCAGATTTGGCACTGGAATTCGTAGCTAGGCATCAGCAATCACATCCGCAGTTGCATCCTGATTCCCGACCGTTAGCCCCTCGCGGGTTGTCGTCCAAGTACCGTCGGCGCTTGCGGGAAATCCCCTCGGCAATCACAACAGTTCCCCCGATGATGATCAGCGCATAAATCGCGCCGAATGCGTATTGCAACATTCTTGCCCCTTGTCTCTCGTGTGGTCTTGCGTGCGCTGGCGAGGAATCGAACCTCGCGTCGGGAATGTCTACAGGAAACCGACGAACCATCCAGCGCTGCCGACATCCCCCTAGATGTCAGCGTCCCGGGTTAAAACGGTGTTGCTGATTTCGCGCCGAGTTGGGCTTGAAGTGCAGCAAGCACCGCAGGGTCAACACCAGCAGTCGAGGCAGGTGCTACTGGTGCAGAAGTGATGAAGCCATCTCCGGGGACAACTTTCACATCGAAATGCTTGAGAGTCTTACCACCGGCACGCTTCTCGAGATCGGCGTAGGTGATGGTAATAGTGTCGCCCACGTTCGGACGTTTTTCAGCCAGTGCTGCCTTAAGGCGTACTTGACCAGCGGTGAGTGTTTTCTCGCCTTCCGCTGTTGAGAGCACCAACTGAGGAGAGACGCTGCCGTCTTCCCACTTGTGTGCTCCGATAGAGAGGACCTGACCAGTAACGGTGTCGCCTACATTCTCGAATTTGATGTAGTCACCGCCTACCTTCATGCCGGGTTCGTCCCATATTGACATGGCTTACCTTCTTTCTGTTCTGGGTTGGGCTGGTAAATCTCCACCGGGACATCCGATGGAGACATCTGTTGATCCGGGCAAGTAGTAAGAGCAGTAATGGCAGAACGATTCCGTCGCTGGCAACATCTTGAGGGCATTACTGCCACCCGCTGCCACGATTTCCTTCGCTTGCTTGAGTCGCTCGATTCCCGCTGCCGCGATTTCGATATTGAATGGTTCGGACCAGATATGCAATCCTCGCAGAGAGCCACCACGAGGTAAGAAAACGATGCAGACATCCTCGATGAGGATTCCCTCGCGAATGAGGCCCCATGCGTAGAGATGCGCCTGTGTGCGGTATTGGTCACCAACGCCGTCGGCCTTGTAACGCTTGAGGCTGGAATCTCCCACGACCTTCCAGTCGATGACGCATTTGCGCTCGAGGTCGACAAGGTCGCAGCTGCCACCAAAATCGAGGTCAGGGTCTACGGTGACCCGGTGCTCCACGAGATAACGCGGTTGTGGCAGAGATTCATTCAGGCGCTCATACACGCCCGCAAGATAAGCGTGGACTGCCGTGCCAATCGTCGCCAACCATGTGTCCGACTGATTGGTCGGTGACGTTTGGGTCAGGCGGTAACCGATTTTGCGGACGCACGCACTACCGACCTCGGATGGACCGACGGCCTTTTGTAGCGAGCGAGCGGAATTGGCTGATGCGCTTCCGATATTGACTCGAACCTCGGTCGCTAGATCGTAAATGTCAATCATTGTCGTCCCCCTTGATGAAATACCATGAAGCCCAAAAGTAGGAGTTCACGAAAATCTTGAAACGCAACCGGCGGGTGGCGTGGTCTTTCCATTTGTGATGTCCGATGTAGCTATGCAATCCAGCTTCGGTGTCGCAGAATGCTCCGCAGAGAAAATCTTGCAACTCCTCGACCTTGTTGTATTTTCTCACAAGTCATCGTCCGGCATGATGGGTCGGAATTGTCTCATGCGCGTTGTCACGGTACAGGACTCGACTTGCTCGGGTGTAAGGATTTCTTTCGCCTTTTTGCCGTCGAAGCGCTGTTGCTCGATGTAGGCGAATTTGATGACTGGGTTGCCGTTAATGGTTCCCAGCGGATTCTCGCCGAGTGCCAACTCGACGTGAGCTCTGGCGATGTCGGCTTGCTCCTCGAGTTTCTTGATCTCGAATTTGATGCGGTTATATTCGCCGAGCCATCCTTGAACGGATGCTGGAAGCTCGACGGCGTCGTCGATGGTGAATTCTGACATGGTTTCCCCTTAGTAGAAGTTGTGCTTGAGTTCGTTGGCTTTTGCAGCGCATGGTCCACCAGAACCGTAACGCTCCGAGATATAGGCAAGCATCGCCACCAGTTGAGCCTTCTGGTCGTTCGAGTGCTTTATTCCGAGGTTTCTGTAGGTGGATGCGAGAAGCTGCCCAATTCCTCGCGCTGAGCTGGTCGGAGACTTGGCGTAAGGATTCTCATGTGATTCGACCGTCATGACATATCGAAGGCATTCGTACTGCTTCGGAATCAAAAGTTCCCGGGCAACCTGATCCGCTGTGGCGTCGGTGAAGGCCACTTCGTGAGTGATAACCAACGGCGAGTGGATATGGTTGATGACGAATGCGACATTGACGCCAAGCAAAATCGTGAGGAATAAACGAAGACCGAATTGCCACCATGTAATCATCGGTTCATCCGTTCCACTGCTTTTTTGTATCGGATAATTGCCGTGACAACACTGTCAGCTTTGATTCCCAGAATATGTCCAATTTCTTCGTTTGTGTAGCCTTGTTGCTTGAAAGAGACAGCTCTCGCCCCCTTGGAATGGGCGACTCGTCCAGAAGTCTTTCGAGGTTGGAGACGAGTTCGCTCACGTTCAGTCTGCCCGCCCCATATTCCGTCCGGAATTGCGTGATCCACGGCGTATTTGAGGCAATCCACTTGGTAATCGCATCGTCCGCAGATTGACTTGGCGTGGGGAGTGTTGATGCGCCGTTCTTCGCTAGTTTCCGGGAACCAGAGCTCTGGGTCGACTCCCGCGCATAACGGATTGTCGAAGTCTGGAAAATTCTTAAAAATTTCATTCAGCATTCCTGTCGCCGTATCCTGCTTCTCTGAGTAGTTGAACGATGTCGGAGATGGACATAACTGCCCACCAATCACCGGGCCGAGTTAACCCGACGCCGTTAGGTTTTACAACAAGGATTCCGTAGTCGGCCTGAGCGTGCTTGGTCTCGAGCTTTGTCTCCTCAAGCCATGCAGGGATTTTGTAGGTGCGATGGTTCTTGACTTCCCATGCCAGACACGGAGTTCCGGTGACATCTCCGAGATCCTCGCCTGAGTTTCCCCCACCCAGTGCGCGGCGCTCTGCCCCCGGAAATCCGTGACCTTGTAGGAATCTCACCAGAGCTGTCTCTGTTGATGTCCCCTTAGCCTTGGCCTTGGACACTAGCCCTTGACCGATTCGAGACGCCGAGACTGCTTGACGGATGGCGTCCGAAAAGTGGAATGATGCGTGAGCTGGTAGAGAATCTCCTTGATTTTCTCCGCTTCAACGCGTGTGGTCTTGAGTTCGCGCTTGAGGTCGTGAGTTCCCTCGCGCTTGGAATACTGATAGAAGCTGCCAATATGGGTGAAAATAAACGCAACGCCAATCATGAGGGCTGCGAACACATCTGCATTCATTCGGATCATTAGTTATTACCTTTCGCCAATACATTCACGGTCACTGAGGATTCCTCGGCTGGCCAGAACATATGCTGGATACCTTGCTCGGTTTCGATTTCGATGATGTCAATGCCCCCGATGGATGCGGGAGACTTAAAGATTTCAGTAATGGTGCCAGTGAAGCTGAGGACTACTTGGTCGCCTTTGTTCATTTGCGGAGCGCCTTCTTGAAGTTGTGCCAATCCTCAATTTCGGTGTCGATGTCCTGTTGTGGAATGAACATGATCAGAGCTGCCGTACCAATCACGGCCAGAATTGTGATAACTATTCCTAGCATTTTGTTGCCCCTGTTCTGGATGCTTCGGGTTCCTGTCCCCTCGGCTCTAGGAGTAGTTCATCAGCGATTGCGGGGAATGTCAATAACCGTCAACTAGGCGATTTCGGCGTGTCGTGGAAAGACCCCAGCCGTTTGGTCTACTCGGAATCGAGTTTCAGGGACGGTTCTGGGGCCACGCCAAGAATACCCCAGAAACGACGAAGAAGCCCCCCAGCGCCGGCGAGGTGGCGTTGAGGGGCTTAGCCTTTACTTAAGGCTTCGTTAGGTAAGGGTTAAGGGTTTTCGGTGGCGATTTCGCCTGAGATGGCCATATAAGCCGCGGCGTCGATGAAGCTGTCGAGATGCTCCGGGGACTCGATGAGGCGGGCAACCTTGACCTGAGCCATGCAGAGGGCCACTTGCGCGGGGCTGATCTCGGTCTCTAATACAACCGACCAGAGAGCGGCGATGCGTTCGTGGTTCACTTTTGGAGTGCCGTAATTCTTGTCACGGTCACCATGAGTCAGCCGATTGGCTTCGTCGAGGATTTCCTTGCGGTTCATGAGCTTTGCCCCCTGATCGTCTTGCGTCCCCTTGGCCAAGTTGCAGGGAGCGCATAATGCTTGCAGATTACTTTCATCATTCGTGCCACCCTTGGCGAGCGGAACGATGTGGTCAATGTGTGGCTCAATCTCGAAAAGACTAGCGCCGCAGTGTTGACACGTAAATCCGCAACGAGCCAAAATCCTCAACCGAACCGTCTGTGGAAACGAAATTCGAGTCGTGGATTTTGGCTCCTTGCTGGCTTTGATTAGTTTCTTAATCTCGGCACGGAGAGTCATTTCGTTTTAACGCACCGACATCCGTTGTGTTGACCGCGTTTGCGGTGCTTGATGATGGATGCGCTTTTGATGTCGAAGCCGTGCTCGTTGAGGAGCCGAGCGACTGCTGCCGCCGCGATGTCCTGTTTATCTACCAACTCCTCGAGGGCTTGTGCGTCTTCCTTGGCTAAATCAGCCAGAAGGCGGTTGACCTTGCACGGATAACCCTGTTGGAGTGGTGGATCAGCGAGGAATGCCTCGATTGCTTTGCGAAGGCTCAAGTTATGCCGCCGGAGCCGCCGGAGCTGTTGGAGCTGTTGGAGCTGTTGGAGCTGCTGGAGCTGTTGGAGCTGCTGGAGCTGTTGGAGCTGCTGGAGCCGCCGGAGCCGCCGGAGCTGTTGGAGCTGCTGGAGCTGCTGGTGCAGGTGTGGTGGCCTTGATTTGAGCCTTGCCTACCTGATAAACAGCAATAAACTTCTGAGCCTTAGCGAGCGCTGCACCGATTACTGGTCCGAAGACAGAAGCGGCGGCGGCCTTAGCTACTCCGAGAGGATGATGGTCGCCTGAGTACCAGATACCAGCGGCAGTCGAGACGAATGCGATGGCGTAGTGTTCAGCAATTTTCGTAACTTTAGGAGAGATTTTCATGCTTGCCCTTTCTAGGCGAAGGTGTGGAAAGAATAACAGATTGAGTTAATTGACCCATTTTGGACGCGCCACGGCAACGACGAACGAATACTGGCGTTGCTTTTGATAGCAACCGTCTCCATTCGATTGGTTGACTCCCGGCGCTCCGGTGTTGCCTTCATAGGTGGTCAGGACACGGTGTTGGGTGTCGTTAGATACGACCAGACCAACGTGCTCCGCTTCTTTCTGACCGTCCCAGTTAAAGAAAACAATGTCACCAGCTTGAGCCGATGCAACTGGCACGAGTTGATGAGTGGTGGTGAAATGGTTGACCGCTGTTGGGCAGTAGGCGAAACCCTTCGGGGATTGGATCCCA